ACAATAACACTGACACAAAGATAGAAATGTATAAAACATTTAAATCGTTTAATGAAAAGTGGACAGCAGTTAATTCTATTGGAAAGAAACTTTTATTAGAAGAATTTTTATTTTTAGATAAAGCAAATAGAGATATTGGTGATAAATTTTATTTAAATGTTAGTAAAATTTCATCACTTTTAGCACCAGAAAATCAAAAAGTAAATCTATATAGCGCTATCTCAATATTGATTCAAAACACAGGATTAGATATGAGAGCACTACCAGCTTACGTTAATTTTTACGGAACAAATGTTAACGGTAAAGGTAAATCCATACCTTCTAAAAATGTTGCAAAAAATTTATTCGGTACGTTCTTGGAAGTTGATTACCAAGAGTCATCTCCTAAAGTCATAATACAATTTGCCGCACAATCATCAAAATATCTTGCGGATATGGAAGGTAAAAATTATAAATTTTCAGACGATAGTTTTTATATTGGGGCAACAAATAATAACCCACTAATTACCACAACATTAGGGGATTATGGTAAAAATGATTTTAGTAAAATTAATAAAGTTGTGGCGTTTGAAGTTAGTTTTGGTGACCAAAACCAAGGAATTTTTAAAGGGGTTAGTTTAGACCAAGCATTATTAAAAAATACATCCGAAGCAATGGTGGTAATTGAAAATATAGGAAGAGCAGCATCGGGAGCAGGAGCACTTAATGTTGATGTTGGATTATTCGATTATTATAAACAAGCATCCTATCAATGTACTGTTACATGTATGGGTAATGTTATGATACAACCAACAATGTTTTTTTATTTAAAAAACATCCCTATGTTTAGAGGTTCATATTGGATTACCCAAGTTAGTCACGATATAAACGGTAATAATATTACAACTAAATTTGTTGGAACTAGAATGCCATATAATTCGTTACCCGACCCAACTGATTCATTTATTTCAAGTTATAGAGTTTTATTTGATAAAATAATGTCAAAGGCGTTATCTATTCTTAAACAGGATAATAAACCAGACACCACAAATGATGAACCAGTTAATGGTGAGAATGGTGTACCATATATGACAAATAGGGGAGGAATAAAAATTCCTAACGAAACCATAACTAAAGGTAGTAATACAAATACTGTAGTTGGTATAACACCATATGGTGTACCATATAATGGATATGACGATGAAAAATTAATTCAAAAAATAGATAACCCATCATTTGTACATGAAGGTAGTGGTACGTGGTTAAGAACAGTAGTCACTAAAGCGGGTGGTGAAACTGGAAACACATTAAACCCTGATACGACAATGAATATTGCAAATGGAATAAAGTGGTCAGATATTAATCAAAAAGATAAATTTTATAGTACCCATTTTAATTTAAAATCTGTAAGTGTGGATAAAATTAGAGAAGGGGTAACTGAATTTGTGAATCCAAACATTAAAAATTGGAAAGTTTATACTTTAAACCCGAGTTATTCATTTACAGGAACGACACGTACTCAGGGTCCGATAAGTAATGGACCTAATTCACCCATATATGGAATGTCGATGTCTGCACCTTTAATGACAGACTTAGGTTTATATAGTGGACAAGTTGTTTATTTTAGAATTAAGTAAACTTGAGAGTTTTTCACTTTATTGGATATTTATAGAATAAAATATTATGAATAAGGAAAAAATTAATAATAGTCTAAATGATTATTATTCAAAACCAAAAAACGTACAAACCATTTCAAACGATGGAATGGAAAGACAAGAATGTGATATTCAGACTGGTGAATGTTATATTATTAGGTCAAAAGACGGAATTGTAGAAAGAATAAATAAAAAAGTAATAACCGAAGACGGAAGACAACTCTTACAAGATTAATACCATGAGCCAAATAGAAAAAAAATTATTAGAAGAAGTTTCAAGATTTAGAGCGATAAATAAATACGCCAATAATCTTTTAAACGAACAAGACGCACCACCAACCGACTTACCACCGGCAGACGCTGGCGTACCACCAATGGATATGGGAACACCACCGGCAGATACCGGCACACCACCAATGGATATGGGAACACCACCGGCAGAATCAGATACTGAAGAAATTGATATCACAGATTTAGTTAATATGACGAAATCAATTAAGAAAGATGTTGATGATAGTAAATCTGAAAATTTAGGGGTTAACCAAAAAATGGATAGTGTGTTTACTAAATTAACAGATTTAGAACAAAAATTATCTCAAATGGACTCTGTTATTGATAGAATTGACCAACTTGGAACAAAAATCGATTCAATGAGAGAAAAAACACCGGAAGAAAAACTTGAATTACGTTCATTGGATTCGTATCCATTTAGTCAAAACCCACAAGAGTTTTTTAACCAAAAACAAGGTGAGATGAGAGCATCCGGTAAAAACGATTATGTTTTAACAAAACAAGATATTAATGATTATTCGAAAGATATGATAAAAAATAGTTTTAACGACGAAGAAGAAAATGAATTTAAATACTAAAGTAAACCTATTTTTAGGTATTCACGCACAACTAAAAGTTTTCCATTGGCAAACAAAAGGATACTCAAGACATAACGCATTTGCACAAACTAGAGATGAATTAGAAGAGTTAATGGACACATTTATTGAGGAATCAATGGGTAAATATGGTAGATTCTCATTAGATAATGAAACAAAAAACATTGAATTATTTAACTTATCCGAATTGAAACCGGTTGAAATGGTGGAAACTATATGTCAATCTTTTATTGGTTTTACGGATGAGTTAGACCCCGTTGATACGAATTTACTAAACATTCGAGATGAAATGTTAGGTTTATTCCAAAAATTAAAGTATCTTTTAACATTAGAATAAAAAATAGATAATAGAAATGATAACAAGAAACCAAGCACTTAGCGGAACAACTTCAACTAGAAGTACATTAACATATATTGACCAGTTGATTACCGGGGCAACCCAACAGGGATTATATTATATTATTGTTCCAGCACCAAATATAGACGATACTATGGCTGCAGTAATAAGAACAAATGGATATAGAGTAGATAAGAGAAACAATTTCTTAGGTACTAATTACGATTATATAATTAATTGGGAGTAATAAAAAATATTTTTTAAAAAAATAAGGGTCAGATTTCGTAATCTGACTTTTTTTATTTATACTTTACATAGATATATTTCTAAACAATTAAATTTTAAACAAAATGAGTACATTTGAATCAGTACTAGCACAGTACGAAAAAAACAAGCAAGTCGCAGGTGGCAACAGTAACAAGGTATCCCAAGAGGATAGAATGAAAAAGTATTTTACTACACTTTTACCAAAAGGTTCAAGAAGTGGTGAAAAACGTATCCGAATTATACCAACGACAGATGGTAGTTCTCCATTTAAAGAAGTTTACTACCACGAATTACAAGTGGACGGACAATGGGTAAAACTTTACGACCCAAAACAAGAAGGTAAACGTTCTCCACTAAATGAAGTTCACGAAGGTCTAATGATGACAGGAGTTGAATCTGACAAGATTTTGGCTCGTCAATATAGAGCTCGTAAATTTTATATTGTTAAAGTTATTGACAGAGAAAACGAACAGGACGGTGTTAAGTTTTGGCGTTTTAAACACAACAGTAAAGGTGAGGGTATTTTGGATAAAATATTCCCATTATTCAAAAACAAAGGTGATATTACCGACACACAAAAAGGTCGTGATTTAATTATTACACTTGGTTTAACAAAGGCTGGTAACGGTAAAGAATATACAGCAATCACCTCAATTATTCCTGAAGATATCACTCCATTATCAAATGATAATGATACAGTAGATTCATGGATTAATGATGAATTAACGTGGGCTGATGTTTATTCTAAAAAACCTGAAGAATATCTTGAAATGATTGCCAAAGGTGAGGTTCCGAAATGGGATTCTGAATCTAAAAAATATGTTTCAAATTTATCAGAAGAAACAACTTTAATGTCACCATCCATTTCAAAATCTGAACCAGAAGTGAACACTCCTGACCCACAGGATGATGATGAGGTTGACGACGATTTGCCATTTTAATTTAATTGAGATTGGACACCCAACATAGACAAAGTGTCCAATCTCTTATTTTTTATTTACAAATTATTCACAAATTATATACAATATAGACAATGGCAAAAATAGCAAAAAAGGAGTTTAACTTTAAAGA